CGGCTTTATCCGTAAGGCCAGAACCCGCATTAAAGCTTTCGACGTGGTCGGAAGCGCCAATGCAGGGATTCTTGAGTTCTGGGACACCACTGTCGCGCCCACCGCTGCCACTTATGGCCGCAGCGTAACGACAGTGACTGTGGCCAGCGTTGCCCACGGCCTAAGAACAGGCGACGTTGTGGGCATCTCCTTCGAAGAAGCTTCCGGGGTCATCGCGACTCCCGGGAGCTACGTCATCACCGTGACAGGCGTCGACGCCTTCACGCTAACCGACATCAACAGCGGGACTATCGCCAGCAGCACCGTCTGCCGCTATGTTTCCAACAAGCAGAACGGCTATAACGCCCGTTGGCTTGCCACGTACCACACGTCTGCCAGCGACATCTTCTTCAACGGGTTCAGCCTTCCCGGCGAGGGTTTCCTCGCTCGGATTGGCGTGTACGTCTACGCGGATGAACTAGCATCCATCAACGTCTACTACGGGTGATGGTGCAATGGCCAAGACCCCAGCGTGGACCCGTAAAGAAGGGAAGAACCCCGCTGGGGGCTTAAACGCCAAGGGCCGAGCTTCGGCGAAGGCGCAGGGGATGAATCTGAAACCACCTGCGCCAAAGCCAAAGACTAAGGAAGACAAGGGCCGACGCGCGTCATTCTGTGCCCGGATGGGCGGAATGAAGGCGAAGCTGACGAGCGAGAAAACGAAACGCGATCCGAACAGCCGGATTAACAAAAGCCTGCGAGCATGGGGATGTTGACTATGGGTAACGTAAACCTGACCCCTGAAGAGCTCGAGTCCATGCTGGATCGGGTGGCCAAGCGAGGTGCGAGGGCCGCGCTCGAAGAGCTTGGGCTCCATGACGACTCGGCGGCTAAAGACATTGATCAGCTTCGGAACCTGCTTGTATCATGGCGTGATACAAAGAAGGCTGTCTGGTCAACGGCGGTCAAGGTTTTGACGACGACGCTTTTGATGTTCATCCTCGCGGCCGTCGGCTTTTATGTGAAGAATAACTCAGGGCCGCAGTGATATGAACCGCGCCAGTATGGCCAAACAGGTGGAGACTTCTGTGGCTGGGAAAGACGCTTGCTACGATAAGGTTAAGGCCCGTTACAAGGTCTTCCCGTCGGCCTATGCCAGCGGGGCTCTTGCCAAGTGCCGCAAAGTTGGTGCAGACAAGTGGGGCACCGGGTCCAAGAAGTCTGCCAAGAAGGGCGCGGCCAAGAAGTCGAGGACGTTCTGATGGCTGTCCGCAAAACAGAGAAGGGCGCAGCTCTTCGCCGCTGGTTCAAAGAGGACTGGAAGGACGTCCGCACCGGGAAGGCTTGCGGCCGCCAAGAGGGCGAGAGCCGCGGAACCCCATACTGCCGCCCAAGCAAGCGGGTGAGCGAGAAGACCCCGAAGACGGCATCGGAGATGACGACCTCGGAGAAGCGTGATAGAATCGCACAGAAGAAGAGCTTGGGGCAGCCCGCTGGCGCACCGAAGCGTGTCAAACCTCTGAGGAGAAAGCCATGATGTACGGCAAGAAAAAGGGCGGCAAGGGCTGCTCGGCAGATATGGTCAGCCCGCGCAAGGCTATGGCAATGGGCATGAAACCTGCGGGCGGCAAGAAGCCTGCCAAGAAGGGCATGAAGTAAGTCATGACAACCTCAGGGACCCGGACGTTCAATCTGGACGTCGGCGAGCTTATCGAAGAGGCATTTGAGCGGTGCGGGCTTGAAGTCCGCACAGGCTACGATGCGCGCACGGCACGGCGGTCCCTGAACTTGATGCTCGCAGAGTGGGCAAACCGGGGTCTGAACCTGTGGACCGTGAGCCAAGCCACGATCACCGTGACCCAAGGCGTTGCGACTTACACGGTCAGCGCCGACCACGCGGACATCCTCGAGGTAGTCCTGCGTAGAAGTGGTACGGATTACGAGGTCGAACGGATCAGTCGCAGCGAATATTTTTTGCTGCCCAATAAGACTACGCAGGGTCGGCCGTCGCAGTTCTACTACGACCGCAAGATTTCCCCGGTTATCAACCTGTGGCAGGTTCCGGAGAACTCGACCGACCAGATCGTCTACTACTACGTCCGCCGCATCGAGGACGCAGGAACCCTGCAGAACACCACGGACATGCCGTGGCGGTTCTATCCGTGCATGGTCGCGGGCTTGGCCTACTACCTTGCCATGAAGCGGGCTCCGGATCGGATGGGCATGCTCAAGGCGGTGTACGACGAAGAGTTCACGCGCGCGGCCGAGGAAGACGAAGACCGGGTGCCGCTCAAGCTGCAGCCGGATGTGGCCTACCTGAGGTTCTGATGCCATACGCCAGTGGGAAACATGCTTGGGGTATTTCGGATCGCTCCGGCGTTCGGTACCGCCTGCGCGAAATGCGCAAGGAGTGGACCGGGCTGCTCGTCGGACCGGACGAGTACGACCCCAAGCATCCGCAACTCTTCCCGCCAAAGGCCTATCCCGACCCGCAGGCGCTGCGCAATCCTCGCCCCGAGCAGGACTTGGTAGAGCAAAGAAGCGTCCAGTGGAGCTGGGACCCAGTCGGAGGCCCCCCGGACAACGGGATCAACCCTCCGAATAACCTGCAGGCCCAAGGCTCCGTTGGAATAGTTATGGTGGTGACCACATGAGCCTTACCTACGCCCAGTTGAAGCAGGCCATTCAGGACTATACGCAGAACACGGAAACGACTTTCGTGAACAACCTGCCGCTGTTCATCCGGTTCTCGGAAGAGCGCATCCTGAAGACCGTGCAGCTTAGCCTGTTCCGCAAGAACGTGACCACGACGGCCACCACGGGCAACCAGTTTCTGGCTTGCCCGTCGGATTTCCTGGCCCCGTTGTCGCTGTCCTTCACGACCTCCGGAGACAAGGTCTTTGTAGATTTTAAGGATGTGACCTTTGCTCAAACCTACAACCCGGACCCGACAGATACGGCCCTGCCGCGTTACTATGCGCAGTTTGATGTGGACAACTTCATCCTCGCCCCCACCCCGGCTGCGGCGTATGTAATGGAGTTGCATTACTTCTACCGCCCAGCCAGCATCACCGCCGGGGCTGAGAGCGGGACCACGTGGCTGAGCGACAATGCCGAACTGACGCTGCTTTACGGCGCGCTGGTAGAGGCGTACATTTTCATGAAGGGCGAGTCCGACATGATGGCGCTGTACGAGAAGCGCTTTGTCGAAAGCCTGACGGCGCTCAAGATGTTGGGCGAGGCGAAAGAAACAACTGACGAATACCGTAAGGGTATGGTCATAAGGGCTAAAGAATAATGGTCGGCGCAACACTAGAGCTTCCACGGGGCCTCCCTGTCGTAGGGGTCAAGACCACAAGCGGCCGGGGCATGACGCCCGAGGAGCTTGCGGAGATGTGCGCAGACAAGATCGTCTACGTCTCGGACACTGCACCCCCGGAGATTCGGGATCAGGCCCGGGCGTTCAAGTTGCAGGTGCAGAAGGTTGTCGAATCTTACTTGCAACAAGCTGTTCGCAGCGACCGAACAACAGTGTATAATGCGCTGACTGAGGCTGGGCACCCTGAGCTAGCCGATCTCATAAGGAGACTTTGACCATGGCCTTCACGGGAAATTTCATGGCGACTAGCTTCAAGCAGCAAATTCTTGAAGCCGTTCACGACTTCCGCCTAACTGGCGGCGACACCTTTAAGTTGGCGTTGTACACCAACTCGGCCTCGTTCACGGCGGCCACCACCGCCTACACCGCGTCGAACGAAGTTTCGGCTTCGGGTTCGTACTCGGCTGGCGGCGGTTCGTTGACCCGGATCGATCCGACAACTTCGGGGACGACTGCGTTCACCGACTTTGCCGACCTGACGTTCACCTCGGCTACGATCACGGCCCGCGGTGCGCTGATCTACAACTCGACGCCCACCCACACCTACACCAATCCGGCGGTGGTTGTGCTCGATTTTGGAACGGACAAGACTTCGACGGCTGGCGATTTTACCATCGTCTTCCCTGCCGCGGATGCAAGTAACGCCCTGATTCGGATTGCCTAAGACATGGTCGATGTCGTCGTCCCCTTCACCGGCTGGGGCCGAGCGGGGTTCGGCGAACTCGCTTGGGGTGAGGGCAGTCTTGCTGTCGGCTTTGCCACGGGCGAAGTCGGCACAGTTGCCGTTACGACGACAGCCAACATCTTGGTCGATGTTACGGGGGTCTTTGGGACGGGGGAGGTCGGAACTGCGACGGTCGAGGCGGATGCCAACGTCGTCGCGACAGGCGTCTTCGGAACCGGGCAGGTTGGCATCGTCACTGTTTCTGAGGGCGCGGGTGTCACTGTTGATGTCACTGGCGTCGAGGCTTTCGGGCAAGTCGGCACGGCGGGCGTTCAGGAGTCGGCCTCTGTCAACGTCACTGGAGTTGAGGCGACCGGGGCAGTTGGAACGGCCGACGTTTCCGGGAAAGCCCGGGTCATTGTCACTGGCGTCTCGGCTACGGGGGCAGTAGGAACTGCTGGCGTCTCCGGCGATGCCCGTGTCACAGTCATTGGTGTTTCTGCGACAGGGAGCGTCGGCGCGGTCAAGGTGTGGGGGCGTATTGTTCCAGACCCCGGAAACAGCTATACTCAGATCAGCCCGGCTCCCGGGTCGATCTGGACTGAAATCGCAGCGTAAGGGAACGAGATGGCCAGCACATACTCGAACAGTGGTATCGAGCTCATCACGACCGGCGAACAGTCGGGCACGTGGGGCACGACGACCAATAATAACCTCCAGATCGTGGACCGGCTGATCAACGGCATCGGGACCATCACGCTCTCGGGGACGACCCACACGCTAACCACTTCAGACGGCACGCTGTCAGATGGTCAGTACGGCGTGCTGGTGTTTGCAGGATCGCCGAGCGGAACGAACACTGTCACCATCGCACCCAACGATGCGCAGCACCTGTACATCGTCAAGAACAGCTCGGGCCAAAGCATTATTCTGACGCAGGGTTCCGGGGGCAACGTCACTGTAGCCAACGGCGACACGAAGATTGTGTACTGCGACGGCGCGGGCGCAGGGGCCGCGGTCGTAGACATCACGGCCGACTTCGCAATGTCGAGTGTGAACATCACCGGCGGCTCTGTTACTGGCATCACCGACCTCGCTGTTGCGGATGGCGGTACTGGGGCGTCGTCTGCATCTGCCGCGCGCACGAATCTTGGGCTTGGAACTGGAGACAGCCCGACGTTTACTGCGGTCACTGCTGGTCAGGTGGACATTACGGCGCAAGGAGACCTTCGTCTTCAAGACACCACGGGCGGAGAGTACGTTGCGCTTCAGGCCCCCGGCACTGTCTCTGCCAGCTACACTCTAACGCTCCCTGCAGCAGATGGCACAAGCGGGCAGGCTCTGGTAACAAACGGCTCCGGGACGCTTTCGTTTGCGGCGGCTGGAATTTCAACGGGCAAGGCAATCGCCATGGCCATCGTGTTCGGATAAGGAGATAGGCTGTGGCAAACCCGAATATTGTTAACGTCACCACGATCACTGGCAAGTCTGCCGTGGTCGATCTGACCACCACCAACGCAACGCTTGTCGTCGAAAATCCGGCAGCGTCCAACAAGGTCTTCAAGATCAACTCGCTGATTGTCTCAAACGTGGACGGAACCAACGCCGCCGACATCACGGTCAGCTTATTTAGCGAGGACAACATCGGCGGCACGGCGACTCAGATCGTAAGCACCGTGAGCGTGCCTGCGGACGCCTCGCTGGTGGTTATCGACAAGAACACCTCAATCTATCTTGAGGAAGACAAGTCGATTGGCGCGACTGCGGGTTCCGCGAGCGACCTGAAGGTCGTAGTGAGCTATGAGGAAATTTCGTGACGTTAGGAGGCTAGTATGGCTACGTCCCAAGGCGGCTACGTCAACGGCGGCTTTGACCTTCTGAAGGCCCCCGACGCCCCGACCATCACGTCTGTCACGAACGACATCGGAACCATGTCCGTGGCATTCACTGCGCCCGCCAACCCCGGCGGAAGCGCGGTCACGGGCTATACGGTCACGGCGGTCAACGAAAGCACCGGGGCATCCGTCGGCGCGACGGGGTCGGCGTCTCCGATTACTGTAGCCACGGGCGGGGGCACCTTTAAGGTTCGCACTGCGGCGGCCAACATTTATGGGCCGGGGCGGGTGTCTGCGTTTGATACGGGGAATGTGGTGTTCTCTGGGGCGGAGTTGTATGCGTGGGGTAATAACGGTAACGGTCGCCTCGGAGACAACACCACAGCAAACAAGTCAAGCCCGGTTCAAGTGGGCGCTTTAACAACTTGGCGTCAAGTTGCGGCAGGTTTGGCAGGCGGTGGTCACACCGCCTGCGTTAAGACAGATGGCACGCTCTTTACTTGGGGTCAAAACACCAACGGCCAACTTGGCGACGGCACCGTCATCGCCCGCTCCAGCCCTGTTCAGGTCGGCGCTCTTACGAACTGGTCTCAAGTAGCAGCGGGGGGCGGGATCACCGCCTGCGTTAAGACAGACGGAACTCTTTTTACTTGGGGTCTCAACACCAGCGGCCAACTTGGCGACGGCACCGTCGCCGCCAAGTCCAGCCCTGTGCAGGTTGGAGCTTTGACTAACTGGGCGCAGGTTGCGGCAGGCGATGACCACACCACCTGCGTTAAGACAGACGGAACTCTTTTTACTTGGGGTTTGAACTCCAGCGGCGAACTTGGCGACGGCACCGCTGTTAACAAGTCTAGCCCTATTCAAGTTGGAGCTTTGACTAACTGGGCGCAGGTTTCATCTGGCAACAACCACACCGCCTGCGTTAAGACAGACGGAACTCTTTTTACTTGGGGTTCCAACGGCGACGGCCAACTTGGCGACGGCACCGCTGTTAACAAGTCTAGCCCTATTCAAGTTGGAGCTTTGACTAACTGGACGCAGGTTTCGGCAGGCAGTAATCACACCGCCTGCGTTAAGACAGACGGAACTCTTTTTACTTGGGGCCGCAACGGCAACGGCCAACTTGGCGACGGCACCGTCATCGCCAAGTCCAGCCCTGTGCAGGTTGGAGCTTTGACTAACTGGGCGCAGGTTGCGGCAGGCGGTAGTGACACCGCCTGCGTTAAGACAGACGGAACTCTTTTTACTTGGGGTCTCAACACCAGCGGCCAACTTGGCGACGGCACCGCTGTTAACAAGTCTAGCCCTATTCAAGTTGGAGCTTTGACTAACTGGGCGCAGGTTGCGGCAGGCAGTGTTCACACCACCGCCCTTTTTGGAGTAACCTAAATGCCGAATTTCTCCGCAAAATGGGGCTTGATGGAGCAACTGCAGGCCGTGGCCGCAGGGACGTGGACGGGGTTGCCGCTGCCGCAGCTTTACGCTTGGGGGCTTAACACCAATGGCCGTCTCGGCGATAACACCATTGTTAACAAGTCTAGCCCTGTTCAAATCGGAACGCTAACAAACTGGTATCAGGTTTCTGCGGGTAATGCCTTCAGCGCCTCTATCAAAACCGACGGAACTTTATGGTCGTGGGGCGTCAACACTAACGGTCGGCTTGGTGACGGCACAGTCATCGCTCGCTCCAGCCCTGTTCAACTTGGTTCACTGACTAACTGGTATCAGGTTTCTTCGGGGTACAGCCACGCCGCCTCTATTAAGACAAACGGGACGCTGTGGACTTGGGGGTACAATTACAACGGCCAGCTTGGTCAAAATGACCGCGTTTCTCGTTCTAGCCCCGTTCAAGTTGGTGCGCTGACAAACTGGCATCAGGTTTCTGCGGGTAATGCCTTCAACGCCTCTATCAAAACGGATGGTACTCTTTGGGCTTGGGGACACAATGATCGTGGGTCTCTCGGCCAAAACAATACCATCTACCGCTCCAGCCCTGTTCAGGTAGGGGCTTTGACAACGTGGAGCAAAGTCTCGGCCGGGGGGAGATTTGCTGCTGCTATAAAAACCGACGGAACTTTATGGTCGTGGGGGTATAACGGCGTTGGCGTACTAGGTGACGGCACCACCATCAACCGCTCAAGCCCTGTTCAAATAGGGGCTTTGACAAACTGGGCGCAGGTTTCTTGTCCGAGCGCCGGAACTCACACTGCCGCACTCAAGACTGATGGTACGATGTGGACTTGGGGGCGTAACAACTACGGCCAACTTGGCGACGGCACCATCATCAACCGCTCCAGCCCTGTTCAAATAGGGGCTTTGACAAACTGGTATCAGGTTTCTGCAGGCAATGGTCAAACTGCCTCTATCAAAACAGATGGAACATTGTGGACGTGGGGCAGCAACAACTACGGCCAAGTCGGCGACGGCACAGTCATCGCTCGCTCCAGCCCTATCCAAGTTGGTGCGTTGACAAAGTGGAACCAAGTCTCGGCAGGTACAAGATTCATCGCCGCCATCTTCCAAGGTTCATCCAACTAATGCCCCAGAAAACCTTCCACTTCCTCGCAGGCCTCCCCCGCTCCGGCAGCACGGTACTTGCTGCCCTCTTGAACCAGCATCCTGACCTCCACGCCAGCCCCACCAGCGGCATGGGCGAGGTGATGTTCAACACCTTCAAGGCGTGGCAGGGCAGCTCGGCGGAGCAGGCGGCACCGGACGAAGACCAGATCAAGGCCGTGCTGCGCGGCATCATGGACGCCAAATACGCCAAGGTCGAAAAGCCTGTCGTGATCGACAAGGCGCGGAACTGGGCCGAGGTCTCCAGCCTTCGCGTGCTGCACGAACTTCTGGGCCGAAAGCCGAAAATCATCGCCACCGTTCGCAACATCGACGACTGCGCGGCATCCTTCGTGCGCGTGGCGAAGCCCAATGACGTCGAGGATTTCCTTCGCAACAGTGACCTGATCGACCACCTCAAGAAGTCCTATCAGGTGCTTCTCACGGGCTTCAACTACGACA